CTCTGCTTTTCCAATCCATTTTAAACTTGATTTATCAAATCTTTGAGATTTTAAATAAATACAAAAAGCATCATGATTAACTTCAGATAACACATCTAACAAATTTTCATCATTTTTCATTTGATATATTTTTTGAATAGCATCCAAAGAAGACATTGTAGGATCTAATTCAAAGTGATCTCTATTTTCCAATATTATATCAGTAATTAAAGACTCTTTGTCTTGTGTTGATTCTAGACTAGTTGAAATTAGGGTCAATTTATTATTAATTTCATATGTTTTTTCTTTAATTTCTTGAGTTAAAGATATATGCCGATATCTTGTAATACTTGCATCTTCTACAAATTCAACTTCACATCCTGGCAATAATGATCTTTTTTGCAATAAATCAAACATTTTATGTAAAGAAATATTCCCACTAGATGGCAACATAATAGCTATTGTTCTATTTCTAGGCGACAATTGAGCCAGATGATTTAGCATTGAAATTTTATCATCAAATGGAGAACCTTCTAATGATTCATCTAATGTATCACATATCCAAGGTACCAATGTTTTGTAATTAGATAAAATTCGCATAGCTCTTGAATATGTCATAACATCCTGTCCAAACCATAATCTTAAAAGTGCATCTTTTATTGATCCAATATTGACAAATTCAGATCTAGATATTGATGTTTTAACATATCGATATGACATGCTTGTCGTTTTAATTGGAGCTATTAACATTTTCCCTCTTGCTTTTCTATCTATTGTTTTTGTAACTGTATAGTAAATTTTAGAAGCAGGATAAGCATTATTTAAATATTCTATCTTTTCTTGTGAAGAAGATTTTTCAACAGAATCAACCATAATTTGAAGTTTTTTTATAGCATGTAATAATGATACTTTTCTTTCTTTCTCTTCATTTAAAGAAACTTTATCTGTTACTAATACACTTTTATGAGTTAAAACATATGCTGATACTGAATATGCTTTAGATGGTGTTTGGAAACTAAATGATTCTGCAGAAGACGGCTTATATGCTTTTAACATGATTTTTAAAACTGATTCTCTTAATGTTTCAGATTTTCTTAAAAATACAGAATAATCTTCAATTGACTCTTTTTCTTCTTCTAAATTAAATTTTAATCTTCTAAGAAAATTTTTAAATCGAACATCACTTCCAATAATAATAGACCATCTAACAGTAGGCTTTCCAATCATAGAAACATCTGAATTTGTTCGATTTAATGCCATTTCAACATTTAAATAATTTTCATTTCTACTACAAGCTAACCATTGAGCATAATCAAGACCAAAAACACCACATAATAACATAGGTTCATATAAGAAAAACCCTAATCCTGGTGCATTATATTCACTGATTAAATCTACAAATCTGTAAAAACTTGGATTGACATATAACCCTATAGTTGAATAAAATTGATGAGCTTGCATAATTTGACATATATCAATTGTTTTTAAACAAAATCCATTTTCTAATAATTGAGATCTTAAATTTGACATTTGATGCATTTTATCTTCTACTCCTCTAATAATTGCTGGCATTAATGAAGGATAAATATACTTAATTCTGGGAGACATTATAGTATTTCTTACTGTCCACATAGAATTAAATTCAATAATTCCAGATCTAACATCCATAGAACTTTTTTCTTTTGATAATGTGATTCCAAATCTTTGGCAAGAAAATTGAACAAATTTTGACATAATAGTTAGTAATGCAACATATGTTCGAGTTTTTTCTTTATCAATTGATGAATCAATGATAATGCTTTTAGCTATAGAGGAATCATCAGATGATACACAAGTAGTTAAAACTAATTTTGGTTTTAATGATTCATCAATATTTTTTGGTAAAAGTATTTTATTCATTCTATTCATAAAAGTGTGCATACACTCCATATCAAACATCATTTTGCAAGCATGATATAAAGAAGATGTATAATGTAATATTCCTTGCATCATATTACTTCTATTTTTAATACGAGTGCCATGAAAATTACATAAATCATCAAACTTTGAATCTCCTAAAAATTGTTGCTTTAATTCTTCTAAGTTAATATCAACATATTCTGACTTGTTTTTCTTAAATTCTGTCAATAATAAACCAGGAATTTCTAATTGCTTAGATGTTACAACATTTAATATAGTTCTAACATATTCTAAATACTCTGGTGGCAATAATACTTTTAACATATCAAAAAACATTTTCATAACAAAAGATTGTGCCCAAGAGCTTGCATCATTTGAATCATATGATCTCAAAACTTTAGGGCCAGAATTCTTCTTGATATAATATTCTCTCATTTCTTTCATTTTATGTGAAGAAACTCTTGTAATCTTTTCTGTACCTTTAGTTAACATTTCCCAAGGAATTAATTCACAAATTGATCTGCTCATTGATTCAAGACCAAGAATTAAAATTCTAGAACATATGGATAATATAAAAATTTCACGATCTGAACCAATTTGCTGTTTTCTAAATAAATTTGCCAATATAATAGCTAATTCAAATGTAGTAAAAGTCTCAAAAATTTTATCTATGGAATTAAATATAGATGAAGAATCTACTACTATTCCTAAAATAGACATAATACCCTCCATTACTCTACGTCTTCTAGGATCTTTTAAATCATCATCTGTCATAGTGTCAATAGTATCATGTTGTCTAATTGCAGCTGATGATTTAAATGTTGCTAAAGATTCAAATGTGTGAGTTTCTAAAGATCTAAGAATTCTATCTTCAATAAAAGAATTATAAATCTCAGGCTTAATAGCATTATCTTTAATTATAAATTTTTTAATTAAACCTGCAGAATACACAACTAAATTAGAATCATATTGATGATTTTTGCAATCTTCTGTTTTAAGTATATTTTCTCGACCAATTTTTTTATTATCTATTTCTCTCAACTTAATTTCTTCTTTAATAATTTTAACTAAAATCTTCCGACATGAGTGAATTTCTGACATTCCATTCTTTTCTTTAAACTGACAAATGTATGATAAATTCAATGCTATAGTAAAATTCAATATTTTTTCTCCAGTAAAAACATTAATTAGACCATCAAAATTTTCTTGTGCAATTTGTAAAGCATCAGGATTATCATCATGAAATTCACTAAAATCTCCTTGAATATTACCTGCCATAACTGGGAAATTTTCAATATACTTCTTAATTACCCAAACTTCAAGTGTAGATCTAGCACGTTCAGGTAACTTAGATAATATTTTTAAAGGACCAAATGAGCATTCAGCTGAGGATAATAATTCCATATATGCATATCTACATTGTTGCAATGCTTTGGAAGTTCCATTTTTATCTTCAAAATAAACCAATGTATTTATTAAACTAGTTTTATATGTATCACCAATGGGTTTTTTATAAATGTCTTGCCATGCTGTTTGAATCATCATACTCATTTCAAAACAACTTAATAAGTTAGATAATTTTGATCGATTCAAAGAAAAAAATTCTGAACAATACACATTATCATTTAATTCAATAAATTCTTTAAAGACCTTTTTTGTTTTCATAATATTAAAAGAGTTTTCCCTATTGTCTAATAAAATTGAAACATAAATATTTGAATTTCCATTTGTTGGTTTTATTAATAATAAAATTGGCAAATCTTTCACTTTTTTAAGTAAGAATTCCTTACCTTTGACATTGCTTGTTAGACTTAAGTTAATTTCTTGAAATATAAGAGACATGATTAAAGAAAATGATCCAATAGGTGTTGTAGAAAAAGCTTTAACCTCATCTAAACTAGTGTCCACTGGCAAATCTTGACTTAATGATCTAGCTTGATAATGTAAATTAAAAAATGATTCTGACAACAAACTTTCACATACATTTTCTTCATAATAAGTTTGATATGAATTAATAAAATCATCTACATGAATTGTCTCAGTAGAATAGGGAACAAATCTTTTGCCTTCTTTCATAGACTCAATTTTTTGTTCTGTCTTAGCATATTTTTTCCCCTGAATTCCAACTGTTGATAACATTATTCTTTCAGTTTCCATAATATGTGGTAAAATTTTATATTTTTGTGATCTAAGCTGATTTGTTTTGATAAATGTTTCTTTGGTAGAATCTTCAAATTGAGATGAATCTAGAAATTCTTCTGCTTGAAATTGAGAAAAATCATTATTTGTAACACTAATGGTAGCATCCCAAATTGCATGATATGGAGTTAAATGAGATTGTGAAATTGATAAATCATGAATTAACCCTGAGCATTTATTAATCATACAGAAAAAAGGAAATTTAATGATAGAAGGTTTTTTAGAGATTGATTTAAAAAGATTAGATTCTTTTGATTCACTATTAATTCTATTAGCAACCCAATCTTCTGCTATTTTTCTTTCATGTTTATGTAATAAAGAATTCGTTAAAATAGTTCTTGATAATATTGATTTCTTTGCTAACAATGACATTTCCTCTCTAGATTCCTTAATATTTCTTTTTAAAATTTCAGGAATTTCTTTGTCTGAATCTAAAATATGTAAATCATCATCTTCTTTGTTACATT